CGGGTTCGGTATGTTCCCAACATAAAAATGGACCTGATAAATTCAGTATTGCCTTCAAACCCTAATCCTATTTTCCTGTCGTTGCTCCAAATCTTTGATCCATTGTCCCTCCACCGCACAATTAACACCGGTTCCACGTCGTCAAGTGCTGTTCTTGACATTTGACCACGTTTCAAGGTAATTCGCAACTCATTTGATCGTTTATCCCTGGACGTTCCATGGTCAATATTGCCTGTAATAATAGATGATCTAATCTCCTGCCCGTTGTCCTGATAGATATCATCATACACACGATAGATAATTCCAGATGTTTTATCCGCGCAAAGAGTAATTCCCCATTGTTTTATATTCACCAAGTGGTGGGCAGGAAAGGCCCGATATTGTGCCACTGCTTCGTTCCATGATCCCCATTCCCCGGCCCATTCCTGGAGCGCAAAGTCATGAACGAAGGTCCGTTCATCAATCGTTAACAAATAAAGCGTCCGCCCGTTTAATGTCAATACATCGCCCGTAGCCGCGTTTAACATCGAAATTGATATAGGACCATCAAGTAAATCGCTAATTGGGAGGGATAAAACCGTTGATTGTCTACCATCTATTCGGACTAATCGCCTATCCGAATTTAAAAAAAAGTACGCCTTGTCAGCAAATAAAATGGTGTGTGGTGAATGGGTGCCTTCTGGCAGGGATGCGCCGGGAATAGCCGCGAATGGATCCACCTTATTATTATAATAGTGCTGTAAGGATTCTGTACCAAATACCGCAAGTTCATCAGGCCAAAAGTTATGGAGAGCGTTTATTTTGTCTGGCCTGTTTTCAGCCGAAAAATAAGCGCCTTCAAAGGTTTCAGGTTCCGCAACTTTTGAAAAATAGATACTTTCATCGTATTTTTCTTCGCTCAAATCATTAGCCAGGCTATAAGTGTCAAAATTGACAATGTGTGTTGCATTGGTTGGATCAGTCGCCCCGGTTAGTCTGCTCCCGGTCGAACCATCAAACACGCTGATCGCTCCACCACTGGCTGCAAATAGCTTTCGGGTTGCGCCTGCTGTCACCAGGGTCATATCACCGGATTCTGCCCAATCAATAAAATCCGAGTCAGAAAAAAAGTCCGCTGATTCCAGGGTAAGCGCCCCGGATTTTGTAAGGGAATAAAGATCCCCGGCAGATTCTAAATAAACCTTGTCGGTTTGTGGCCAGTAATAAAGGCCGTGGGATGGTGCGGGAAGATTGCTATTGAAAGAGGATAAACCAGGTCGGCGGATGGTTGTCCCGATTAAATCTTTCATAACGTCCCGCCGCTGTTCAGAAACGACTATTTTTGATTCTGGTTCTGCGTTGCTCCAAAAGGGTGCATTAACCGGTATTTTTTGATCTGTCATGGTTTCAATCCCTCACTATGGCAGCTAAAACCGGCACTGTCATCATGATAATTTCTTTCGAATATTCAACCCCGGCCCAAAGACAGGAGAGATTGATTATCGTCAGGGCAGCCATGGCTAAATATTTGTCTTTCATTTCACTTCACCTTAAAAATTTTCAAATTGAGTAACGTTCGAAACATACGGGTTGCTGATCTGTTTTCCAAGTTTCATTCTGAGCGCCCGCCGTTGTTCCCATGCTACAGTCCATTCATTCTGGACACCGAAAATCCTGGACACCCTGCCGGATAGAAATTGGATAATGGTATCAGTTGCAAAGTCGGGTATATCGTCGGTTTCCGCCCAGCTTACCAATGAATCATTCAAGAGTTCATTGTAAAGACCGGCATACGAATCCTTTATAATGTTCAACTGGCTGCCTGGGGCGCTCTGACCATCCGGGAGCCTGCCGATATTTTGTAAAACTGATGTGGCTATTTCTGTAAGTGTTTTGGCCATTGTTTACCTCACCATTAAAAGCCGTTCCACCGGGTCTATGCCATTTTCCAACATCCATAACCCAGCATCTTTTTTCAACTCTTCCTTATCCTGGCCGTGAAAAACTTTATCATGCTTTGAATACGGTTCTCCATTATCTTTTTTCCTGAACACCGCTAAAGTAATTCCCGGCACCGGTTCTTCACCCTCGATTGTGTCAACCACCGCCATACTTTCAAGGTTTTCTTCTGACACGGCTTCTTTTTCAAGATCCCGGATATTTTCACCGGCAGGTCGGATATAATGGGTTTTATCTTCCTGGCCATTATTGTCCCGGATCCAGGTTTCAGCTTCAGCCCGAGTCGCAAAGCCTATTTTTTTCTGACTGCGCCGGGTCCGCCTAAATTGTGGGTTGCCAAGATCATCATTAGGCAAGCGAATATTTTGAATCTCATAAATATAAAATTCAGGGGCCTTGAAATTATCCGGATGGTTACAATAAAAAAACCGATTCCCGATAAACTTTCTTGTAGCCCTGGTGTCCGATGCTGGGACATCCACGATTTGACCGCCTGAAAAATCATATCCATGGGCAATCATAACGTTTTTACTGCCAAGATAGGTGACTTTCATTTATGGTTTTATCTCCTTTCAATGTTATTTTCCCCCGGCCTAAATAGACCAGGGGAAAAATTAATTAAGCCTCTACCAGGTAAAAAACCACAATGGAGATTGTTTTTGCTGCAAACGTTGCCGCCGCTACATTGGCTTCAATCTGAATCATGGTTTCCCTGGTGAATTTAGGGAAAACGCCAGTATTCAACAAACCGTTGAAAGGGTAGTTATATGATGCGACGTTTGCCACATTTCCAGCTGCGAAGACATCCCCGGTTAATACTCCCAGGTTAGCCAAGCCGTCAGGGTCCGCCGAATCGTAGGTACCAGATCCACCATTAGCCGCCCACCCAATATCCATGTCAAGGGCCTCTGTGCCTGTGTCCATATCGCCGCCTCGAAACCAGCCGCCGATAATTACCGCGCCTGCCGGGACTTTGCACATTTCAAAAATGTCCCCATCTTCCACGTTTGCCGCCACATCATAAGATCCATACGCCGCCTTGATACTTCCACCATGCCCAACTTCGGAAATGGGAAAATTCTTTTCAGCCCTGGTTGCTGTTAAAGTTTCTGCTGCCATGTTAAAAAATCCTTATTTTAAGCCCCCCGGTTAGGAGGGGCAATTAATTTAAAAAAACCGGGTCAGGAAAACAATTACACGTCGTCGACTGCTGCCGTATAGACTGTTACCATGCCATGGTCGACGTCAGAACCAGAATTATCGGGATCATCAAACAAGATCTTTTTAATTCCTCTCATTTCCTGGACCCCAACGCCTTTACGGAATTTGTAATCCTTGTCCATCATAATGGGAGACACGGTTTTTGCGAAGGCAACACCCACCGCCTGACAACCACAAAGGAAGTTAACGCCGCACTGAATACCACTATCACCAACGCCCCCAAGCATGGGAATTTCGGGAACCTCAGTATAAATAATACCATTCAAGGTCAGATCCCCACCAACGAACAATGGGTTTTTCTGAACTGCCCTAGGCCTTGCTTCCCGGTTTGCCTGGGTAATTTCTGAGTCACCTTCAAGATCCCTGAAAGAATTGGCGTTACAAAACATCACAAACCATTCTTTAGAGCCTTCAACCTGGGTAGGACTAATCGCCGGGGTTGCCCCTTTAGCCATTCTCTTAGCCAACCGGCCAATACCCGCAGACAATTTATCATCTGTATTGTCCAGGTTAGCCAGGGAAGCGGAGTGGTCGTTACTGGAATTATTAGATTTCAAAGCACCAAAAAGCACCCGATCAGCATTCGCCGCCAGCCACGCATCCTTTTCAGTTTCGTTGACCTGGGCAGTGTATGAGGTGTTCCCTGGAAGCTGCGAAGCCAAATAAGCCTTGTTAGAAATGGACATCATAGCAGTTACAATATGATCCCGCATTTTTTCCATCATCCATTTTTTCAGGGATACACGGGCCGCGTTTAGATAATCAATCGCCGTTGCCTGCTCATCTTCAAGCGTTCTCTCAACCGCGTTCCGAAGGAAAGATACAGAAATATCGAAGCCGTCACTCGCCTGGATTTCTTCATTACCGTCAAGCAGACCATTCCCTGTTACGCCTGTCCCGGTAAGTTTATTAAGCAACTGGAAGGTGAGGGTATCACCCTTCTTTTTGGTCAGATCCTTTTTGATATGGATAATTGCGTTTTCGTTCACGCCCATAAACGGTTTAAACCGGTTCTCACGAACATATTCCGTAAAAAAGGTATTAGCCCACTGTTGTACTGTTAGACTGGCCGGTGTCGGTGTTCTTGCCATTTTTTATGCTCCTTTAACTCTGGACTTGCCCTGGGAAGAGTTCATCCAGAGAATCATTTTGAACGCCACTTACAGGGACCTTATCCGCCAGACTCGCCGCACTGGGTGGTAAACTGGCTGCAAGGTCCGCAGTGACTTTGTTTTTGTTTTTGTATTCGGCTTCAATTTCTGCCCTGATTTCCGCCTCAAGTTTTGCCCGGTATCCTGCCGGGTCCGCTCCAACTTCAGCTTGAAACATGTGTTGTTTTGCAAGATCATAAGCATGTTGCGCCGGGTCAGGAGACGACATTATGGTCTGAACCAAGGCCGGATTTTCACCAACCATCTGTTCAAAAACTTTATATTTTTCTCCAAAATCCGGGTTTCTGGCTTCGCACTGAGCCTGGGACATTTCGGCGAACCGGATTTGACTCTCCAACCTCAAATCTGCCTTAACCGATTCAATGGTTTTTTCTGGGTTTGTCCAGTCAAAGCCGGGTTGCTCCTGGGGTTGTGCGGTGGAGGGACAATGGATCAAAGATTTGGAGCAACGACAGGAAAATAGGATTAGGGTTTGAAGGCAATACTGAATTTATCAGGTCCATTTTTATGTTGGGAACATACCGAACCCG